GCAAGTCCTCGATGTCTAGAGGTAAGCCCATAAATATATTAAAGGCTTGATCGCGAGAAACATCTGGGATGTTTGGATTGGCCATAGGGAAGGTGATGCTCTTAAATTGGTATTGCGGGAATGCTCGAATGTCCAGATAAAACTGTGCCTGGCTTAACGCATCGGCGGTTTTTTCTATACTGGTCTGAATGTTTTGCGCTTGAGTTCCATAGATTTGGATTGATGAAGCATCCTCGGCGGTTTGTTCTTGACCATTTTTATAGGTGATAGTTACCTTATTGCGAACATCTCCCAAGCGTTTAGAGGTTGCAATACCGTTAGCGTAAGCCCATCCGCCGTCTACATAAGCGTATCCGTTAGTTGCTAAATACTGCCCTCGATGAGTTGAGTCCGCATAACCGATACGGCCAGAAGCATCTTCATAGATATATCCAAGGCCAGAAGTAGCAAGGCTGGCTACTAAAGAATAAACATCAATGGTAGATGATGATCTGGCTGCTAGTTCATAATCGCCTGGGGTATCTATTTCGCCAAGCCCGGAATTTTCTGCGTTTGCCCAAGTTGTTAAAGGATCGTAGGCCGCCCATGTTTCGGCTGCTGGAACTTCATTCCATTGGTCAAATAAAACCTGTGAAAGAATTTCAAGAATCTGATCGCCATCGAAATCTTTACTTAACACGCCTTGAGTTAATACTTTAGGTAATTTAGATAAAGCCCCTAGCGCCGTAATTGTTACATTCTGGGTTATGGCTGGCTCGCCTGTGGCTACCACTATGTCGATGTCTGATATATCTCCACCGAACAGCGGAACATAGGTATTGGTTGAATCCTTGATTTTGACCACAACAGAATCGTTAACATCGAAGGCGATCGCCGATTGGTCTAGGTTTTTGATAGTAAATCTGCAATAACCAGCAATGGGCTGGCTGTAAATATCGCTGCGACCAGAAGTGATTACTAGATCAGATAAGACTAAATCGGTTACATCCCCTGAACCATTAACCTCTACTGCCCAACTTGGGTTCCATGCGGTCATTAAAAGAATGCCGCGCTTCCAAGGGTTCCTCGAGCTGAGGAATCATTAAGAATGCTTACAATCTGGCGAGCAGTTGATTCGCTATCGATTGCTCCATTTACGGTTATATTTGTTGTTCCACCGCTTACATAGCGATAAGCCGCAATAGATTCATTAGGCATGACCGGGCTTGGTGCCGCCGCTGGTGAAGATGCGCCAGTTGAAAAAGATGCGTTACTGAAAGGATTTAGCGCTGATCCGATTTGCTTAGATATATCGATTACGCGCTTGATCTTGTTGTAAAGATCATCGAAGAAGTTGACTACTGAAGCCACGCCATCGATCAGGGCGCTTATTGCTCCGCCTACGATCTCGAATGCTTTGCCTAAAGTTTTGCCCAAAATTGGCGCTAATACATCGCGAGAGAATTCTGCAAGTCCCTTAAATAAAATAAGAAGAGGTTTTAGTTCATCGCTGTTGCGAGCCAAGGAGTTTCTAACCGAATTAAAGGCTGATTGGAGTCCGTCAATAATAGGAGTTAGGAACTGCATAACTGGGCGAAGTTTATCGCCTAGATTGCTGGTGAAGTCCGCGATTGCAGGAATAACCTTTTTAACCAGAATATCAACCATTGGGGTTATGGCATCAAGGATGTAAGCGCCTACGGTTTCCTTACCTTCATCAAAAGCCACTTGAAGTCTAGCGAGTTTGCCTTGGAATGTATCTGCTTTAGTTGATGCTTGGTTTTCAAAAGTATCTGCTAACTTGGCTGTGATCTGATCCATGCTCATGGTCTTGAGTTGAGCGGATGTAAGTCCTATGCCTAACTTGCCAAGTGCTGCTGTATTGCCCTCGGCTGCTTTTGCCATGGCGTTAGTAACGGCCTCAAGTGACTTGCCACTACCAGCAGCAACATCGATCGCTACTGTCTGTAACTTCTGAGCCTTTTCGACATCTCCAGTTGCCCGGGCTAGTCGTTCAAGCGATGGGCGAAGATCTTCATCTGTAACGCCAAAGGCTAAAGAAGTAGCGGTTATGTAATCTTCAGTTGCATTAATCTGTTTATCGGTTGCGCCAGTAACATTTTTAAGAGTGAGCGCTAATTTTTGTTGAGCGGCTGCATCTTCTATCGCTGACTTAACACCATCGATGGCTAACTTTCCAGCATAGGCAACGGCTGCCGCCCCTGCGGCTGCAAAGGCTAATCCAGCCTTCTTTCCAAAGTCTGAAACTTTATCGCCGAAGGTGGCAACATCTTTATCGGCTTTATCAAGGTTCTTAGTGAAGTTATCGACATCAGCAAGAAGCTTGAGCGTTAACGCTCTTGTACCTGTTGCCATTATCCCCACTCCTTCAAAATCTTAGTAAATGATTCTGTCCATCTTGCCACGATCTGCGGTTGAATCTTGCGGAGCGTTGGATAAATGAACCAGCCCTTTGAGCCACGACCTTCTCGGCCTGACCAGACAGGGAACTGTCTAAACTTATTAGATCCGAATTCTGTGCCGCCCCAGATATCTTTAGTGGTTGCACCACCTGAGAACTTCTGAGAAGCGAATCCATAAGTAATCTCACCGATACGGCTTGACTTCTTAACTCTAGAACCTTGAGCGATTCGGCCTGAGACTTTAGTGTTATTACCCCTGCTTGCAGTTTGAATAACTTCAGCCCGGGCGAATTCAGCCAGAGCGCCTGATTGGCGCTTGGCCTCTTCGTTAGCTTCTTCACCCATATTCTTTAACGCTTTAAACACCATGCGAAGTTCCGTCTTATCGAAGGCGATTAACTCATCTGCCACGATTACGCTCCTCTAGTATTTCAATCGCTGTAAGAATATCCTCGGCGCTTTGCCAATGATCCATAGGGATCTGAGTGGCTATCGCCAATTCCACTAAGAGTCGGCTTACGCTTCCTCTTGAATGACTTTTGGGTTTCCTTCACCTACTTCAACATCTGCGACCGATTCCATCCAGACATCGAGTGTCTTAGTTGGCTTGCCGCCTGCTTCGCGTTTCATTGCTGAATGCGTTACATAAAGGATGTCCCACATGCCACCAAACTGGGAGATAACTTTTTTAGTAGTCATCTCCCACTTGGCGTAATCAGGTGGGCGAACCAGGTAAGTGGTTTCCGATCCATCAATATATTTAATTGTTATTTGCTGTTGCATTTTTTGCTCCCGATTCTACTTTTTAGGAGAAAGTCTCTGTGACTTCGCCCTTTGCAATCTTGAATGTAAAGTCTACTGTCTGAGCATCTGTTCCAGCGCCACCTGCTGTTGGAAATTCAGGAAGAATTGGAAACACGAACTGAGCGCCTGTTGCTGCGGTCATGGTTACTGAGATGCTGGTATCAGGTGCGGTTTCTGCTGCTGTCCAGATTGCTTCGCATACTGAGTTAGCCTTACCCCAATCGGCGAGCATTGAAAGAGCAAAAGTACCCTCAATATTTACGGTTTTGTAGGCTTCACCGTCAAGTGTCTGAAAAGTTTCGCGAACATTGGTTTTAGTTAGAACTGCTGAAGTTGCTTGGGCTTCGATATCTGTTCCACCTGTGAAAGATAGAGAAATATCGCGACCTGTGATTACTGTGGTTGCCATTATTTATCCTTAGTTTGTTTGTGTGTAGTAGGTAGAAACTCTGATATCTGCCACCAAAACATTGGAAGGGCCGACCTGAGTAACCGTTGGTTTTTCAACCGCTCCGATTGTGTATCCAACTGGGATAACTTTCAGAACACTTATTACGAGCTGCTCGAGATTGTCGAGCGATGCCGGGTTGCTGTTGTAGGCAACCGCGACAGATATAACGAGATTAATCTTTGTGTGAAGTGTGGTTTTGCCGATTGTCTCTAGTTCGAGATATGGAGAATCTGGGACACACACTACGAATGGAACCATCGGTGCCTCGGGAACATAGGCATAGACATTGCCTGCAACATTGGCGAAGGCTGTTGCTAAAGGTTGGCGAACTGTGTCCAAGATTGTTGAGGCTGGCATTTATTGCACCATTGAATCGGTGTCTATGTACGCCCCTAGAAGTCCTGATACGCGGTTGAAAAGGCTTCGGCCTAAACGGTAAGGCGAAACATTGGTAAAGTCGATTCCTTCGATCTGGCCGCCTGGTGCGATGCGAGATTGAAATACTTCTACTGATACTGCAAGAACTGCTGATTCAACTGCGCTTACGCCGACATAAGTGGCTGCGCCTGAAAGGGTTGCCAAGCCTGAAGGGATTACCTTGCGCTCTGTAATATCTGCATTTGTGATTGATACTGTAAAGAATCCGTTAAATTCTCTGTAAGAACCATCTAAGAATATGCGTGAGTTAGATCGTAAGACGAAAGAATCGTAATCGATATTGCTTGATTCTAGGATTGTGAAAGTTCCGTTAAATGGGGAGCCTACGCCTGTTACGACTACGCTCTGACCCGCTGAAAAGTTATTATCGCCAAGGACATAATATGTCGCGACATTGTCTTGAAGCGCCACGACATCGATCGGGCTTGAGTACTTAACCAACATAGGCAATATAACTGCTTCTGCTGTATCAATTACATCTGTTAAATAAGCATCGTTATAAAGGGATGTAGAAACGCCAAGGATAGACCTTAGTTCTGCAACTGTAACGATTGAAGCCATCTCTACATCCTCTCTATTAAACGGCTGGGGGAGCCACCGGGAGCAGCAGCCCCCCCATGATTAGTTATTGG